TGCTGGCTCTCCCGCAAGTACGTCATGGAGACCTACGGCGTCGAACTTGAGGAGCCTCAGGAGCCGACCGAGCCGCAGTTCGGCGCACCGAACGCCCAGCCGTTCAGTGACGCGCCGCAGCGGCGGGACGCCGCAGCCCGCATGGCGACCGCCACAATCGAAAGGATGTGCGACGATGACGCCTTCGGCGCGTGGCGCCTTCCCATTGAGAACGCAGCGCGGCGCGTCTTCGGAGACCTCGACCCCAACGCCGAAGACCTCCCCGAGCGCTTCCGCGAACGCGCACCCGAGTTCCTCGCCTCCCTCCCTGGAATCCTCGACCACATCACGCCCGACGACTTCTGCGACGCCCTCCGAGGCGGCATGATGGCCGCATTCCTCAACTTCCTCAACCCAAATTTTACATCGCGCAGGGCTACGCCAAAGTAGCAGCCTTCTGGGATGTCTCCGAGCATCCCAGGGAGGAAAACGGCAGCGGAAGATTCCGCTACGACGGAGGCCGCGAGAAGAAGAGTACTGGCCTGAGCAGCCAGCACGGAGTCAAGGACTTCACCAAATCTGTCATCCGCGAAGAAGGGGAGGATTCCAAGTCCATCACCGACAACGGCGACGGCACCTTCCTGCTCGACAAGGGGGGCAGGCAGGTCATCATCAACGGCGACGGCGAGGAGATACTGCTTGGCCCGCCAAAGGAGATTCTGGGGGTGCCACCTAGAAGGAATATTGATGCAATCCTAATTCCAGACAGGCTAAAGGATTTCGAACGTGCGTCAACGGAAAAGAAGGAATTCCTCCTTAAGGAATTCGGCGGCAATGGCCTCCGTCATGACGGGATGCCCGAGGTTGCCGTCACGACTGCGACGATGGGGCATTTCATCACGTCCGGCATATCCGGGGAAAAGGTGTCCCTCATCTGCGACCGCCATGCCTTGAATGCTTTGTTCATGGCCGGACACGTCCTTCAGGAACCTGTTGTCTTCATAGACAAAAAGGCCTTGAGGGAAGGGCATTACAAGATTGACAACAGCAAACTGAATTGGGCCGAGTGCTGGCATGTGATCGGCAAGGCCAGAGTCAACGGGCGGAGAATAGTCTATGATTTCACTGTGGTGAAACGGATTGACGACGGCAAGTTCGAGGCGTATGACCTAAAAATAGACAGACAATAAAAAAGCCTGAATCGAAACTTCTTATCCTCTACAGACTGGACTTGGTGCAATTTCTTGCACCCCCCAGGCGGCCCTAGAGTTACCCGCAGCGAATGCTGTTTGGGAAGTGGTAGCGCGGTCGAACCCGACACAATATCATCAATTCAGGCGACCATTAACATACCACCAGAACCCGCCCTGTCAAGCCGTCAGGACGAAAAAGGGGTTGAATACCAGCCTTTATATATAAAGGGCAAGAGAAATGGCAATCAGCAGATTCATGGCATTCATCGCGCCGACCGCGTTCAGCGACGCGGCGACGCCGCCGTCCGAGTTCCTCCTCATCAGGTTCGGCAAGACCGAATACACCAAGGGCAGGGACGACGGGGACTTCATGTTCGACGACAAGGACGCCGACCGCGTCATCGCCGACTTCGCGCGGCGCAAGAAGGACCTCGTCGTTGACTACGACCACTCCACCGTCAGCGGCGGCGAGGCCCCAGCCGCAGGCTGGATCAGCTCGCTTGTCAAGACTAAGGACGGGCTCTCCGCCAAGGTCAACTGGACCGACAAGGCGGCTGTCCGCCTCGGAAGCCGCGAGTACCGCTACCACTCGCCCGTCATCTTCTTCGACCCGAAGACGGGGCGCCCCGCGAGCCTCCACTCCGTCGCCCTCACCAACCACCCCGCCTTCCACGGCTACGAGCCGCTCGTCGCCGATGACATAAACCATACACAGGAGACACACATGAACGAAATCCTCAAGAAGATCGCCGACGCGCTCGGCATCGCCATCCCGTTCGCGGACGGCGCACCCGACGAGCAGGCACTCGCAGCCCAGGTGCTCACGCGCCTGGAGGAACTCAAGGCCGCCAAGGCCGAGGCCGACGCGTTCCTGCAGACCAGGAACGCCAGGACATTCAACGACGTCACTGGCCAGATCGCTGGAATGGTCCCCGCCTCCGAAAAGGCCGAACTGGCCGACAAACTCGCCGCCATCGAGGCCGAGAAGGCAGTCGCCAAGGCGTTCGACGACGGCAAGCTCGTCGAGGCCCAGCGCGAATGGGCCCTCTCCTACGCCAAGGAGAACCCCGCCGCCTTCGCCGACTTCATCAAGACCGCCCCGAAGGCCGCCCCCGCCCCCGCATCGACCGTCAACGCCGGCAAGCCGCCGAAGAGCGACGACGCGGGGAAGGTCACCTTCAGCGACTCCGACCTCGGCATCCTCGCCCGCCTCGGAGTCACCCCCGAAGAGACAACCAAAAAGGAGAACTGACACATGTCCAACATCACCGCTCCAAGGAACACACCCGAATACGCCGACCTCGCCACCCTCGTCGTGACGGCGGGCGCAGCCATCTACACGGGCGGCATGGTCGCCCTCAACGCAAGCGGCCTCGCCGTCCCCGCCGCAGACTCCGCAGGATACAAGGTCATCGGACGCGCCGAGAACACCGTCTCCAGCGGCGGCCAGGTCAAGGTCCGCCAGGGATGCTTCGGCTGGGACAACGACGCCACCAGCGGCTGCTCCAAGACCGACATCGGCAAGCTCTGCTACGTCAAGGACGACCACACCGTCGCCATCGCTGGCACGGACAACGCCGTCATCGCGGGAGTAATCAAGGACGTTGACGCCGACGGCGTGCACGTCTCGAAGCTCTACATAACCGCGGGCGGCGTCATGGGCGCACCCTCCGCAGCCATCGCCGACCTGGCGGGCGCCCCCACCTCCGCCAACATCAACGACATACTCGCCGCCCTCCGAAAGGCGGGGATCATCGCCAACTCTTGACACAAAGGAGACACAGCATGGACATCAACTACCATAACCTGACAATCCTCCGCACCGCCATCGACACCCGCTTCAAGCGGGTCTTCGACGCCACCTTCAAGGACGCCTACAACCAGTTCGTCACCACCGTCCCCATGTCCTCCGAGGTCATCTCCATGCCCTTCCTTGAGCAGCTGACGGGGATGCGCGAGTGGATCGACGACCGCAAGATCAACAACCTCCGCGCCGACAAGCTCTCCGTCACCCCCCGCAAGTTCGAGCTCACCTACGGCATCCCGCGCGAGGCCATCGAGGACGACACCTACGGCATGTACGCCACCCTCGTCGACCAGATGGCCACCCAGGCCGCCAACCTCCGCCCCGACCTCATCGAGGCCCTTCTCAACGCGGCGGCCGACAAGTACTGGATCGACGGCAAGAAGTTCTTCGCCGCAGACCGCAAGTACGGCAAGAACACCATCAACAACTACTCCACCAACGCCCTCACCAAGGCCAATCTCAAGGCCGCATACGACCTCATGACCGAGTACAAGGGCCACGGCAACACCCCGCTCCGCACCACCCCGACCCTGCTCGTCCACGGCCCAGCCCTCCGCTGGACCGTCAGGCAGCTCCTGGACAATCCGCAGGAGGAGGTCAACGGCGCGGCCATGCCCAACGAGACCTACAACCTCGTCCAGCACCTCGAAGTCCCGGGCCTCGCGGGCAGCAAGTGGTTCCTCATGGCCACGGGCGGCGCGGGCGCGAACCCCATCGGGTACTTCGAGCGCGTCCGCCCCGACCACATCGTCCGCGAGGACCAGGAGAAGGACGGCATCGTCTTCATGCAGGACAAGTACCTCTACGGCTGCCGCGGACGCGCCGAGGCCGCGTTCCTCATGCCGCACTGCGCCTACTTCGGGAACGCGGCCTAAGGTGGACACCAGATGGGATACTGCACCGCACAGGAGCTTGAGGACCGCCTCACGGCGGCCCTGCTGAACCGCAGGATAGTCGAGACGGGGACGGACCGCACCCGCGTCCTGGAGATGTACATCTCCCGCGCTTCCGCGAGGGTGGACGCCTCCATCGCGCGGCGGTACGCCACGCCCGCCCCCGCCTCCGAACTGCTCGCGGACATCACCGCCACCATCTGCCTCTGGCAGATAGAGGCCGACCGCGCGAAGGCGATGGACAAGCTCCCCCCGAACGTCCAGATCCCCTACGACGAGGCCATGAAGACCCTCGCCGCCCTCGCGGACGGAACGCTCTCGCTCCCCGAGGCGACTCCCGCCTCCGAGGGCGCGGCGGCTGGACTCGCCGTCGCCACCCATCCGCGCGTGTTCGCCCCCGACTCCCCTGGAATGGAGTACTTCTAGATGCACTCGCCCCTCGAACTCCAGATGCTCTCCCGCACCCTCGCACTCCGCGCCGCCCACCTGACCGCGCGTCAGGCAAGGCGCAACGCCACCGCAAAGGGCGGGGAGTTCTGGCAGGAGATTGGCGACTCCATACAGGTCCACGAGGAGCACGGCGCAGTGGCGGTCGGCGCGACACACGTCGCCGCCGCCATGAAGCACTTCGGAGGCCGCGTCTCCGCCCCAGGCAAGGGCGCGGGCTCCCTCCACCGCAAGGCCCTGACGATCCCCATCGGCATCGCCCGCGCGAACCGATGGGACACCGACAAGGCCGAGGACGCGGGATACGACCTCTACAAGCCCAAAGGCAAGAGCGTCATATTCGGCAAGCCCAAGAAACCGAAGAAAGGCAAGAAGGCGCAGCAGGACGAGCTGCTCTTCGTCCTCCGCAAGGCCGCCACCATCCCAGCGGACCCGTGGTGGCCGGACGACTCCGACATCCACGCAAACATCGCCCGAGCCATCTCCGACGAGTTCCCCTCCTCGTAGCGGCTCC